CCGAACCAGCTGGACCAGTAGGACCAGTCGGTCCAGGAATTCCCTGCGGACCTTGTGGTCCAGTTAGACCTATATTATAACTTTTCCAACCAGCACCATCCCACTTCCAGGTTTTACCACCGAAAGTGTAAAGATCATTTAATAATGGTGATGATGGAAAATCTAATGGCATATTTTAGCTCATACCAGTTCGAACCATGAAAAATCGGCACAAATTTTTGATCCGTCATAAAGTGGTATTAATGTTATAGCAAGTACATCACTTACCCCAGTTTGAGATCTGCCCAATTGAAAATTAAAATCATTTACACTAGAAAGCTCTAAAGCACCGTTACTACTAATATAACCACCAATAATATCTGTTCCACCAGTAATATCAGTTGCTGTAATGTTATAATCTACATTTCCATTGTAATGTGTGGTCCAGGTATTTCCGGTTATTTGTGGATTTAATAAAAGACGATATTGTACAGTATCTGGTTTGTTATTTGTTGTTTCCTGTACTATTACATTAATGTTTGATGGAACAATTACGCTGTCCAATCTATTTGAATTTAATCTTAGAGCAATTATCGGATACTGTGTTCCTGCTGTTGCTAGTGTTTTTAAAGTTGCTCCATCATGAGTAACATTATATCTTCTACTAAATCCCTCATATCCACCTTCACTCATTACGGACGAACATATCTGATGCATTGTGCTACCAGCTGCCTGTGATGTCAAATTTTCTATTTCATAGCGAATAGGTAAAACAGCCGTAGTCATATATGTTGTCGGATTTACATTATCATTATGAAATGTATGCGCTAATACAGGCTTTCCATCGACAAAAAAACCAGTGCGAACATCACCAACACCCAACCATTCTATGTCTGTCCAAAAAATATTTCCTTTTGTTACATCTATAGTTCTCCCAGAAGCACCAGTTCCATCAAATTTATCACCATTCCAATTAGATTGATTTACTGTTGTTATGGTATTTAATGATGCGCTTGCAAGACATATCGATAATGTTAGTCCATTTTGCTGCAAATATATGCCATTATATGGCGTACCAAATGTAGCTCCACCAGTTATTCCAAAATATCCAATTCTTTGAAGTAGACCTTCTTTTGGGGTATTCATTGAAAATGTATTCAATACCAGTAAAGATTTTCCTGGTTGATATGCAAATACTCTTTTTGTTTCTCTTGTTAGTTTACTTCCAGATGTAATACCAACAGTAAGAAGAACTGCGCTTTCATTTAATTCATATAATGCAGTTCCACCAGTAACACCAAATGTACTCCACTTATCATTCATTTGATATCTGTGCTGTGAATCAAATAAAGTAAATGGTTGGGATATTTTTAATCTGTTAAATCCATCAACAGAATTATCTTTAAATCCAACAAGATCGTTAAATAAGTAACTCATTAAATTATTCTCCAACCATCTCGGTAAATAAATTGTAAAGATGCATTGTTTATATTTATTGTAGCGGATAGCTGTCTGTCTATTTTATCTGTATATGTTGCCCCGGTAATAACAATAAATTTATTTGCATCTCCAGCATGACCAGATTCATCTTTAACTACAACGATTCTTCCAATTTCTGGGCCAGATGGTAATTTGATTCCAGCTGTTCCAGAATAACTAACACCAATATAAAAATCAGCATTTGTTGCTTGGTATGTGGCACCTGTTACGCTATTTGTTGCTTGTATTAAAACAGACGATCCATCATTTGTTGGCTGGACCCATTGTGAGCTATTTCCATCATAAATGTAAATATATTCGATTCCAGTATCAGAATCCATCCATCTTGTGCCAAATGTAATACCAGTTGGGGGATTTTGCTGATAATAAAAAGCATAACCTTCAAGTTTGTCCCAAGCAGCCCCATTAAAAGACCACACACGGCGATTAATGCTGTGTGTGGTTCCTGTGGATGGATTTGTGGGAAATGCCATAGTTCTATAGCATTATTTATAACAATTTTAGGTCTTTTGCTTTTTTCTCTCTTTGAACTTTTTCTTCTTTTGTTGAGCATTTTCCAGTTGCTCTTTCTGTGCAACTTGCTGTTGTTGTATCATTTGTTGCTGTTGTTTTGAAATATTTTCCATTATTTGTCTATAATTATTGTAATTGTTTTGAACTCGTTCTATGTGTTCTGTGGGAATCTTTCCACTTTCCAATAATTTCTTACATGCCAAATAACCAATTTCTGGTCGTCCAGCAGCATGTGCTGTTGCTCCCAATTCATCAAGAGCAACAAAATTATAGATTATGTCGGGTACGAACAATATTTCACCATTGGGATATGGTAATTCTGCTGCTGTCTTTGCGAAGACATATGCTGCCGCTGGTTGATCAAATTTTTGTCGAAGAACTTGGGCAATATGAACCAATGGTTCGGCACGAATTGGTCTGTAATTATATGCATCCAAGAAAGATGCCATGATTTCAGGCCATGGTCTATCCATCATTGCGCGACAAACTGCTACTCTGTACAATGAGTAATAAACCTCTTCTTGCCAACCACCCATCTCTGCTCTTTTCTTATAAGCATTCATAGATTTTTCCCATTGCTGAGAATCAAAATATGATTGTGCGAGATAGAATTGGTATCTTGTATTTGTTGGATCTTCTACAAGTGCCTTTTCTAATAGTTCTGCATCTCTTGTATACTTCTCAACAGCGGTTATTCCAACATTTCTAGCACCCAAAGTTCTTGCATTGATATGATAATTACCTTCAATCTTTACCAATTTTGGGGTTGGATTAGAACATGCTGGATATTCGTGAAGAACTCCAACATATTTCCAATCAGAATCTAATCTAAAAATCTGAGTTCTCCACCAAGAAAATTCAGGTTTACCCATTCTGACAACATATCCATCAGCATCCATTTCTTGTGGAAGTTTAAGAGTACCTTCTACACAATCGTCTGCGTCAATCATCCATGCATATTCCGCCTTGCCTTTTGCATGTTCCAACACTAGACTTCTGTTGTGACCAAAGTTCTTCCACTCATCTTGGTGTAGTTCTCCAGGAATTCCTTTTTCTTCGAAGAACTTCTTGATAATATCTTGAGTTCCATCTGTAGAACCAGTATCTGATATTACCCAATAATCAATTTGGTTGTAAATAGAATTTAAGCACTCATGAATAATATGAGACTCATTCTTGACGATCATACATAGTGTTAATTTTGGTTTCATCATTAATATCCTTACTGTTATTTATTCCAACTTAGTGGATAATCTGTACATATTCCGTATACTAATGGTATTTCTTTTTTTAAACCCAATTCTACTGTTATTCCATGTTCAATATAATTGTTTGGATATAACCAAGGATATCCTTTAGAAGTTAAAGTCATTTTATCAGTCTCATGCCAAAAATAATTTAAGTCTGTATCGTTATACAATTGTTGCAATGCATTTAAATTTTTAACATGACACCAAAGTTTACTTGATCTGCTATTCAACCAAAATTTACTCACAAGATATGTTGGATCATCATGTCCCAAATAAAAATTTCCATACAAAAACCAAATATCGATTTCAACATCAAATCCCTCATCTATTGCTTGCTGAATATATGTTGGATTATTTTCACAATCTAATTTTGGTCCATTTAAATTTCCTCTGTGTGATATGATCTTAGTCATATATTTGTACTTCCGGTAACATTACTATAATTTTACCTTTATAATGAGGTCTTAAACTTTTTATAATGTGATCTTTAAAATTATGCGCCATAATAATTAAATATTCTGGTTGATCTGTATATAAAACTTCTCTATTTACAATTTCTAGTCCAACTCCCGGAACAAATTTTCCCTGCTTTTCTTTTGTATCATCTACAATATATTTAATCTTAGATCTTATAAAGTCAGGATCTAAACAATTTAAATACACACATCCCTTTGCTGCTGCTCCAAAACAAGCAAAAGATCCACCCCTGCTTGCCAATCTAGATAAAAATATCTTATCTTGGATTAATTTTGTAGAGATTTTATTTGCCCATTTTGTAAAATCATATTCATTTTCTTTTTGTAGATAAGGAGTCACAACACTTTTATCTGTTTCTCTTTTATTAGTTGAAATTATTCTTAATGTTCCTCCATGTATTTTTTGTTCACTTATTGAGATAATACCTAACCCGTATTGTTCAAAAAGTTTTACAAGAGGAGTCACTAACCAATAATAATAATGTTCATGATATGTTTGATCAAATTGATCAGTTTCTACTGTTGTAAGAAAATAAGGAAATTCTAAAACCCATATTCCATCTAAATTATCTCGAATTCCTTTTAAAAATTTATGCACATCTGATGTGTGTTGAAATACATTGGTTGATGTTATAAGATTGGCTTTTCTTTCTAACTGTACATCTCCCCAAAAAGAATTTATATATTGTATTCCCTTTGATTCATTTTCTTCTTTGAAAGACTCACTTGCATCCACATTTATAAGATCAATTTCTCCTAAATTAAAATCAAATTGACTCTTTAAAGAAGACAGCAATGTTCCGTCATTTCCACCAATATCAACTATTAGTGGTTTAACTTCTGGTTTTTTAAATGGAGTTGCACCAAATATTAAATGTTCAATATCATACCACATTCTCTTGCAATGCTGAATGTATGGTTCACTTACTCCTGATTTATAATAATAAGTTGAATATAATTCTGATGGATCAACAACAGTATCCAATCTCATAATTAAATTATCATCTTGAATAATTCGTAATGAATATTTTGTTGCATTTAATGCTTCTTCTTTTGAATTTTTTAAATTATTTACTAAAGGTATTTTGCCAAGATCTAAAATTGTGTTCATATTAAGATTCCATTATTTCACAAATTATATAATTAAATTATTTTTGTAATTTTAATCTAAAATGCAGATATAATATATTTCTATCCTTTTAATTATTATCCTTGAATTTTGTGTTTATCATATCCTAAAAGCGAATTCGTGTCAAATGTGGGATTTGGATTCCAATCATCTTTTGGTTTTTCTTTTAGTAGTTTTACTGTAGAATTTGGATTGAATTTATAATTCCAAAAACCCATACATCTAAGTGACCATTCAATGTCTTCTCCTTGTCCCCAAAGAAGTTTTATGTTTAATGGATTTTTTAACATGAAGTCTCTTTTTACACACCAATAAGTTCCACTGATATACATGTTATTGTTTGTTTTTGAATTATCATCATATGATACAAATTCTATGGGTCTTGAAAGAGTAATCCAATCTCTGTATCTCAAACCATTAGACATTCGTATAGAATTCATACAAACATCCCAATCATTTCCAAATTTTAGATAACCATCATACCAATTTTCACAAAGTCCAACATATTCGTGTAATACGCAAATATTATCATTAGTTGTATTCTGAATACCGATATTTTTCTTCATCGTTATCCATGATGGTATTAAATATTCTTCAAAAAAGATAGTCTTATTAATTTTATCTTCAATTTTTTTGACTTTATCATTTTTTGGACCAACTGTAATAATTTCATAATTATCTTTTATATTTTGTTGATTACAAATAGATTTAATGACTAAGTCTAAATAGTCTCCAGTTAAATAAGAAATAACAAAAGACCACTTCATGGATAAATTTCTTTTATAATTTTTGCAAAATCAATTGATTTTTGATCATCCAATACTTCTTGTAGAGAATAGTTTGCAACTTGTCTTATTTTGCTTAATTCTTCAGTTTCTGTATGTAAATTATTTGAAACAGAATAATTATGAACTCTGTGATAGAAAACAGAATTGTTATCTTTTTGTCCTTTTAGTTTATGACAAAACAAATAATGCAAACCTTCATAGACTGGAGCAGACTTTTCTAAATAATTTAAAATTCCAGAACTTAAAAATTTATCTTTTGATAAAATTGTTGAATGAGAAAATGCATAAGATTGACCAATTTTTATTGTATCTTTGTTTAATATATTTCTTGTTGCCAAGTCTCCTGAAAGGATATGATTATTTTCATTAATCACTTTGACAGAACTCCAAGAAAGATCTAACTGATTATTATTCATTAAATCCAATTGACTTTGAATTTTATTATTAGACCAAGCATCATCATAATGACAAAATGCTATGTATTTTGTGTCTACTTTTTCCCATTCTATAAATATTTTTTTCCATATAGATCCTTTTTTGAAAAAATAAAATGGATCATACCAACTTATATCATACTTTGTTGATGATAAATAATCTTTAATTTCATCAGATACATTATTATCACTTGCAAATATAATTTTGTAGTTATATGCTGTATCTTGATTTTGCAAAGATTCAACACACCATTTCAAATATTGAAGAACTGGAGTTCCCGGACTTGATACTCCAAGAGGAATCACTATTGCTAAATCAATCATCGAAACATATCTTTCCAATTTTTCCCATATTTTTCACACATTACTATTTCCATTTCAATCCATGCTTCTTTATCAAGTGTTTGATATGACTCATCACCTACATTTTTAATGTAAGTATATTGACCATGATGGTTTATAACTACATCATCACACATGTATATTTCTTTTCCAATTTTATGCAGACTGGTGTAAAAATCTTTACCAGAACCATAACATCTGCTGAGTCTTGGATCTTGACCACCGACTAAATTCCAGTCTGTTTTTCTAACCAATATTGGTGAAGTATCATCCATATTGATAACATCTGCATGATTTGGCATCACTCTTCTATATTTTTCTTTATTAAAAGGATTATGGACCGTGAATCTATCTCCAATCCAAACTGGAGTTGCTGCCTGATTTAATGCAGGATGTACTACTGCAATCTGTGGATTTGCTTCCATATATAAAACCATGTCGTAGAGAATATCCCCACTTTCTCTAAACGACATGTCATTATGCATGTAGAAAACATATTTTACATCAGGTTTTCTATTGAAATAGTGAGCAGCAAGTAAAATTGCGCCCATAGTTCTTCCATTAACTATTGATTTAATTGTAGTGTATTTTGATGGAGGTGCTTTGTCAGAAGCATTATCAACAACACAAATTTCATAATTTGTTTTATCCAGATTTTTAACTAACGCATCATAAACAAAATCCGTTTCTTCCGGAAGATTATAATTTAAAAGAGCAATTCCAACTTTTGGTGTCATAATATAAATCCTTTACTCTACAATGTATTTATCTCCCACAACAGATGGAGTTTTAAATACAACTAAACAAGCATCTTCTATACATTCAAATTGATTACAGACATTTGGTTCTACAATAGCAATATCCCCTTGTCTAAAAATAGTATCCATCATTTTAACAACTCCACTCACAACCACAGTATATTCTGTTGCAATTTTATGGTAGTGATTAGATTCTATATCACCTTTTTTGTAAAATTTTATACCAACTTCAATATCTTTACTTTTTATTAAAGATGGTTCAAAATCTCCAACTAACCATCCTTTGATAAATTTATCTAAATTCATATTGTAATATTATTTATTTTCGTTTTAAATAAGTATTAAGATCTTCTGGAGTTCCAATTCCATGCATTTCATCTACATAAAATGGTATTAATGTTTTTCCATCTGCAATATATTCATTATAAACAGGCGCAACATAGAATTCATTATTCACTCTAATATTTTTACTAATCATTTGTTCTGTATATTTCACATAATCAGAACCTTTTTTATACCAATAAATTCCACAAGTAGCAATATTTGATATAGGATTTTTTTCCTGTAATTCAGTTATAATGCCTCTAGAATTTACTTTGACAAATGACCATTTTGGATGAAGTGCATTAAATGTAAAAATAATGCCATCTGCTGAGGTTAAAGATTTCATCAGTTTAAAATTTTCGGAAGAATATTTAATAACCTGATCAGAATTTGCAATCAATAATTCTTCATCATTATCAATTAAATGTTTTGCAAGTAAAGTAGTACATGCTGCACCTTCAGTTAATGCATCAACTTCAACTATTTCAAATTTTCCATTTGTAATTCTATCTAGAGTTGTTTTTAAACCACTATACTTTTGAAGATGTTCTTTTCTAACCAAAAAAATATATGTTGCATCAAAATCTAAATTTTCCACAACAACTTGAATCATTGGTTTTCCTTCAACATCAATTAGAGGTTTTGGAAATGTATATCCCTCTTTAGCAAATCGACTTCCTTCACCCGCCATTGGTATCAAAATTTTCATTATGGTTTCCTGTACGAACTATGAACATAAACATCATCTTGACGATTGATGCAACCAATTAAATTATATCCAAGATCCTGAAGATACTTTCTACTTTCTTGTGCTCTTCTCTGACCACCTTCCCGATACTCATCAACTTCAAATGTAATTACATTAAAGACATATTCTTTAAATGGTATTTTATATAAACACTCTAATGTTAGATCTGGTGGTTCAAGATCTAAAGAAAGATAATCAATAGTTTGTGGCATATTATTTTCTTTAAATATCTTAGAATAATCAAGACTCAATGCATCGTGAACTATGTGTTTAGTTTGAGGACGATGTGATTTCCAAGTTTGTCCCTCGGCATCTACAATATCTTCTATGTCAACAGCGATCCCTCTCCAATTAAAGGTTGCTTCAAATAAAAAAGTATTGCTTATTCCAATTGGACGCGCACATCCTATATCAACAAAAGTGCCATCATACTTGACACCTAACATATCCAATACTGCTCTATCTTGACCAATTTCTGATTTAAAGTTTAAGTAACGAATATATTGATCTAATTTTTGCATATTAATTATTTTCCAATTCTTTCTTTATACTATGTATATTCACCTCATGTGTATCGTTAACCACGAACAAATGTCCAGCTAACGATGCAGTTGCTGCTTGAATTCCTTTTTCTGAATCTTCTACACACATAACATTCTGTGGATCTATCTCTAGTTTTCGTATTGCAAGATTGTAACAATCTGGATATGGTTTATTCTTTTTTACATCTTCGTTGGTTATGATTATATCCATATATTTAAATTGGCCAGTAGATTTTAGCATGTGTTCTGTTGTTTCTCGTATAGAATTAGTAACACATCCAATTTTTATATTTTTTGATTTAAGATATTGATGCATTTCTATTTTTTCTTGCATCAAACTTGCTTTGTTTGTAATTATATCAATTGTAAATTTTTGTTTTAAATCATTTATTTTTTTAGATTCAGAATCAGGAATACCCAACATAGATAATTTAACTTTTGTTGGAAGACCATTAAATTTTTCAATATGATCTACTCTAGATATTGAATTATAACCAGAAGAAATCAATGCAGAGTTCAATGCTTCATAATGCCAATCACAAGCATCAACTAAAACACCATCAAGATCAAAAAGTATACATGTTATCATTGAATCTTCACTTTTTCATTAAATAATCACTATTATACTTTTTTCCAAAAAATAGCATTTGCTCCCGCTCCTGGAATTGCATAAGCATGTACTTTTATATTATTTGCATTTATATAATCATGTACTGCCGCAGCACATCCCTTAAGTGCATAATCATCTATTATACAATAACCACCAATCTGCAATTTTGGATATAAATGAACTAATGCATCCATTGTTGAAGAGTACATGTCACCGTCTAAACGAATTATACAAAATTTTTCATCAGAAGTTAACGTTGGTAATGTATCCTTAAACCAACCCTTTAAAAAAATAACATTATCATCAAGACAATTATATTTTAAAAAATTATTTTTAACTTCTTCTAATGAAATTCTTAATGGATCACATGTATGATGATTATCTCCTGCATCTTGCGGATATCGATCCATTTCAGGTTTAGGCAATCCTGCAAATGAATCTGCAACATAAACTTTTCTATTTTCACCTAAAGAATCAAATAACTTTTTAGCATAAATACACGCACCTCCACCCCAAACACCAGTTTCAATGAAATTTCCAAAAATTTTATTTGCTACAACTTCATCTATTAAAAATTCAATATTATCTAAACATGTATGACCAATCATGGTTTCCGCATCATGTTTGGAAGGCCATTCAGATCTATTAATATAACGTGTATTTAATATTGATAAATTTTCTTCTGATGTAGTTTTACCTGTTAAATACTTTTCTTTTAATTCACCGGTAACATCGCCATTTAATAACTTTTTAATAATTGTTCTATTCATATTATACCTCTATTAATTTAATTATTTACCTCTAAACCCATCATTCATATACAACCATAAATATAATGCTTCTTTTGACACATCTGATGGAATTCCATCCATTAGCATTTGCATCCAATTTTGCCCATATTTTTCAATAAATCCCTCATGCATATTTTTTCTAGCAAGTTGAATAAATTGATTACCATCCATTGTTTGTTTTGTTTTTTCTTTATTTTTATAAGAAGTAAACGGATCGTGAAAAATTCCAACTTTATCAGTTATATAAGTCCTATAACCATTCTTATGGAGTTGATATGGCATGTCGTAATCGAGTCCCCACCCATAGAAAAATCTATTATCCAAAAAATCTTCACCACATTTATTCCATGCATCTGCTGATATCATGGGACAAATTATTTCAGAAAAACTTTCTTTTCTTGTAGAATTTTCAGAACATTTACCAAGTCTAGTATGTGGTGGATATATGTTACTTTGATATGGATGAATTTGTCCACAATCTGGTAATGATTTCATTTCGTTGTATAAGATGCTAACCATATCCTGATCATTTATAAATTTAGCATCATTTACAAACAGCATATAAGCACTATATTTTTCTTTTGTCTTATATTTTAATACTCTGTCAGCATGTGCCTTGAGATTATTAAATCCTCTGGTCATTCTACATCCATCAGATACCCACAGAGTAGCATATTTTGAACAATTATCTAGTTGAGATCCTGTTTCTATTACATGCAAATCATAATTTACGCCCTTGGTTCTCGCAACTATGTCATCACAAAGAGAATTTGTAAGTTCAGGATAATTATGACTCACAACCAATATGCAAATTTTATCACTCATCGTATAATTTCCTACAGTATTCTATTTCTTTTTGCAAAACATCGTTTTGATTTTTCTGTGCTTGATCTTTATGCATTCTATTGCATATTAGTGGGTCTTGTATTATCATTGGATTGCCGTGTACTTTATATAATCTTTTATACATTTCACAGTCCAAAAGCATCACAAGAGAATCATCAAAAAAGAATTTACCTCTCATCGTCAATACACTAGGAGAACTTATAGTATTTGCTCCAAGGTGAATTTTATCCTGATAATATGGAATCATTCTCTCATAAAAGTTATTCATAACTTGTGAGTGAACACATCCATTAAGCAACCAAAAATTTGAATCATCATCAAATGATTGTACTATTTTTGTAAGTGCTCTATGATCTACAAAATAATCATCAGCACACATTACCTTTATCAAAGATCCAGAACAATGATCAACCGCATTATTAAAATTTTTTCCCATACCCTTTAAATCGAAAGGAACATGATGTATATTCATGATTTTTGAGTAAATATTACATACTTCTTTAATGGAATCGTTTGAACTTTGATCACTAACTACAACTTCGTAGTTTTTGTAATCTTGTTCAATTATACTGTTTAAAAGGTAAGAAAGAAAATACCAACCATTTCCAGAATATTCATATGCTGGAATTGCTATTGAAATTTTAGGATTGTTGTTCATTTTTAAAATCCACAAAATAATGAATATAATCAATTTCTTTTTTAGAAATAACATTATAATTTAGACTGTTTAGTCCATTATTTTTTCCACTATTATATGCTGCATGGATACCAGAATGAAGAAGTCCGTAATAATAATTTCTATTCTTTTCTATATCTTTTGGATCTACATGATCGTATGTATGAGGTAATGAAGTATATCTACCAAATCTTCTATCTATCTGTAAATTACATAAAGAGCATCTTCTGCGTAAATCATCATCCTCTGCACCGTATCCACAATATATGTTTGAAAATCCATTAACTAATTTAAAATGTTCGTTTAAAAATAAATTAACACCGCCAAAACATCCTTCATATTCTAACATATAATTATTTTGTGAGCGGTATGCAGAAAGATGTGTTGGATTTTGTGGCACAGAATAATCAGAAGTTTCTGGTAGAAGATCGACATCGTGTGGAGATATGTAAGTACAATCATCTTTGACTAAATCAAATCCTATATTTATTAATGTTCCTCTATTAAATTTTTCTTGATTTGCTTGTTCGATAACGACTATTGAGAATGGACATTCTATATTAGAACTTAAAAATTTATTCATATACGGAACAAATTCTTTAAGATGTTCTTCTCTGTTTCTATACGGCACAACAATTGCTAATTTATGATTCATTTTTATTTCCAACTAAATTAAATTTAACTGCTTCTTCATTCATTCCCATTTCACGCAAAGATTTTTCTTTAGAAACTCCATCCGCAATACCCATTGTTATCATTGGTTGCATTGTGTTTGGTATTGAAGTACCAGGCCATATTGCATAGTTTATTGGCAACATTCCTATTTTTAGTTTATTTACATACTCTGGTAAAACTTGAAACATCAGTATTTCATGATCAAAGACTTTACTTGTATTTGATCTTAAATTTTCTTCACACTTTAAAATCCAATAATTTAAAAATTCAATCACTATGTCTTTGTATGTAAAATAAATCGGAGATGCTTTTGGAAGTGTGACATTCACATTTGGTGGTATCCCCTGATAAGCAAAAGCAATATCACAATTATTTTCTATTTCATCAAACACTTTTAATTCAGCATGAATTAATGAATCTACATCCAACCAAACAAATGGTTTTTTCTTTTCAAGCAAAACATCTAATATAAACTTTGGTTTTGCCAAACAGTTTAATCTATATTCTCCTCTGGATGGAAGTTCTCTCACATCATGTGGAATATTATTTTCGTTGCAGTTGATACGCAACCTACGCGAATGATCACTGTAGTAGGTTCTTCCATCAATGTCTGCATAAAATGATACAATCTCAGTTTTCATTGATTAACTCAAACAATATATCGTCAGCATTCTTGAGTTCTTTAACACGATTAAAGTTATCTCTTACTGCTTCTAGTTTACTTTCATATAACTCTTTTGTCAACATTTTTGGATCAAAATCTGGAGTCAATTCTATAATTCCATCTTTATTGAAGATATCTCCAATATCAGGAGTTCCCCAGTATATTGGAATAGTTCCAGTTGCGAAACAATCTGTTAATTTTTCTGTATAATATGTTTCATACTTATCATTCTCTATTGTGATGGAGAACATATAATCATTCAATGCCTCTGATTTGTCACCCCATGGTATTCCAGGACTTAATTTTTTAGATCCCAATACTCCACCATACAAATCAACGCTGTCTTTAAATCTGCTTGCTGTTAGGTGTCTAAGTTGATGACCAAATGTTATTGTTTTTTCAGAAGCAATCAAAGAAACTATTTTTGATTTACTGAATATTTGTTGATTTTTAATCCAAGGAAGATTACTTCCAGCTGGACAATATTTGATATTTGGATACTTTCCAACCCACTGTTTATCAGAAACAAAAACAAGATCATATGAATCTGATATGTTTTTTATGTTATCTTCCCATACAGAAATAGGAACATTCCATGAATGGAAAATAGCACGGGACTCGCAGACCCATGCTATTTTCCTTTCCCCTAATTTTTTCTGATACATCATCCCAGGAATTATCTGAGAATCAATAAACACCTTTACTGGGTGATCTTTTATAATCCAATTAAAATTTTTTGGTTTATAATTTGAACATGATGAATATTCTATCTCAAATGGAGCACCAATTGCTTGCATTTCCTTCATAGTATAAAGTCTCCACTATATGTATGTTACTTTCCTATGTGGTACTTAGGAACTAGAGTCCATTCTCGTTTATCTTTGAATGGAATTATCTTCAGTCTTGCAAGAGACAACTGTGGATCTTCGTACTTGGTTGGATCTATAGGAGTTATCAAACCCCATTCGGTTAGAAGTTTAACTATTGTATTTCTTCTTCCAAGATCATCAGTGGACATATCAGACTCCAAACCATCAAGGACAAACATTTCTTTAAAATGCATGATGGCATACCTACCTCTTTTGTGAAGTATGTGACATGACTGATATAACTTTTTTTCTGTCTTGGAGGAAACTCCAATTCGAGTTAAAGTTTCCTTAACTTTAAGAAAGTCTTCTTCTGAATTTAATTTTACTTCTACACCCAATCCCTCAAAAATATCTTCTGTCATAATAAACTCCCATATTGACAGAAAATATTTATATTTTTACCTTTTTTGACCACCTTTTTGTACCAAATCGCGCAACTTATCCATGGGAAGCAAGTCAATTACCTCCTTTGCCCTTTGATCAGAGTACCCAAAAATCTCTTTTACTATTTCAAGATCTTTATTTTCTTCTGCCTTTACCCATTTCGAAAACCTCTTTCTCTTGGAAATAGAATGCAAATAATAATCATATTGCATCTTTTTGTCTAAAAAAGCAACTTGATTCATTCTGTTTGCATAAAAAATGGTATCTGGAAAATAAGAAAAGCACTTGTTTATTACAAAAGGAACAAACTCCTTTTCCAATCTTGGATCTTTGGAAAGGAGGTTTTCCTTGGTTTGATTAATAGAGTTTAAAAATTCAGAGAGCATATTACTTAAAGGCACAAGACATCATCAATTGGACCAGACATGCCACCAAGTTAATCTCTTGATCTGCAACGAACGCAGAGCGGTACTGAGACTCTGCAATGATTAGAATCGCCTCCGGAATGCTCTGATTCTCAAGACTGTCTCCCAAGGCATCGTAGATTTTTCTGTAAATATCCTGTGGAGATGCTTCGGCATTCAGTGCTGCCCATCTACGAACCGTGGCAAAGTCCTTGTTTCGAAGAGCGGTCATGAGATTCTTGATCTCAACTTCTGCTATATTTGACAAAATTCCAATATCAATTGTCCCAGAAACTCCATATCGCTGAAGTTCATTTAGAATTCTCCGCATATCCGGAAAATGCTTCATGATTAACTGTCCAAGTACCTTCTTGTCAAACTTGACCCGTTCCTGAGTTAGAATATAAGAGCATCGCTCCATCATCTTGGCAGCGATTGCTGGTTTTTCTCCAGGTGGAAGTATAAAATCAATGCAAGTACAGCGGGAGTGAATTGGCTCAATGATACGCGATTTATAATTGCATGTAAGAATAAATCTACAATTGTTTGCGAACTCTTCGATAGCACCCCGAAGAGCGGGTTGAATGCTATTTGCATTTGAATAATCAAACTCATCCAGAATCACTACCTTTCTAACATCACCACTCAAAGATACCGTACTGGCAAATTGTCTAATCTTTGTGCGAAGGGTATCGATATTTCCTTCTTCAGAGCAGTTAATTAATATCCAGTCACATCCCATCTCATTGCAGAGTGCTTTTGCTACGGTTGTCTTACCAACACCAGCAGATCCAGAGAAGAGTAAATTTTGAGGTTCACCTTTAGCAACCATGTCGTTGAAGGTTGACTTCAACGACATGGGGAGAACACAGTCTTCGATGGTCTGTGGTCGATACTTTTCTACCCACAGAAAATTTTCAGGTTTCATTTTATGATCCATACTTGGAGGTATTTGCTTCCATTGCAAACCAATACTTAAGAGAGATAGACTTATTAACAAACTCACCAACAATATTTTTGGCAAAGTTTATTGTATAGTCACCGGGAAGAATCTTTATATTTTCCATCTTGAAGTTGAAGATGAATTGTGATCCCTCATAATTTTCATCAAGATCAATCTTGTATGAGTTTGAAGTTGGATCTGAAAGATCCGAAACCATGGCAAGAATTCCGTTTCCATTACTTGTAAATGAAAGATCAGGAAGTTGCATTACAGATGCTGCCTTCTGAAGTTCTCCAAAATTCTTTTCAGTTAGAGTTACGCTCACATTTACCTCTGGCATGATAACATCTTTGGTTGGCACAGAGAGTAACCTTGGTTCTGAGTAATAATAGTTTACAACAGAATTGCTACCATTCTTAATCTTTACACTCTTTTCTCCGAATGTAAAGTTAGGTGTGTTAAACAGACTTACAACACCAAGAAATTTGTTTAAGTCCCAAATTCCAAATTCCACATCAAAAGTCTCTTCTACGGTGGCAATTGCCATTCCATTCTTGGAAGGTGTAATTGTTTTAATTACATTTCCAGGCTTTACCAGAAGATTTGAATTTAGAGTAGAAAAGTTCTTAAGAATTGTAAGAGTATTTTTTGATAAAGTCACTTGGTTCATAATATTACCTTTTTATTATTTCATGTAATTGTCTTCGAAGTCGTCATCCTCAAAACCACTTTCCCAATAATTTTTAAGTTGTTGCTTTGATCGGTTCTTTTCAGAACCTTTTTCCTTCTTAGAAACAGACTTTAATTGTTTTGGTGGTTTTGGTTGGTCACGCTTAAAATCATCTTTTTTCATATCTTCCTCTATTATACCATGTTTAAATTACAGTTCAACCCAAAATCTATTACTATTTTCTCTAATGTAAGTATATAAAATACCAGTGGACGGAACATACCATCTGTCTCCAACCTTTGCGTTTGCTGGAGGAGTTTCTGATATATAGAATCCTTCTTCTCCACCAATGGATGCCCAGTATGCTGATCCTTCAATTGTTCCAGGAACTTTATTAACATGAGCCTTTAATGTAACATATAGTTTTCCATCATAATCTACAGAGTCGCCAATTTTATAAACATACGAATTTCCATCAGGATCGTATTGTTTATACTTGCCTCTAAAATTTAGATTATCTGTCTTCATTTAAGTATTTATGAGTTTACTAAAATTATTTTTCTTTTCAAATATAACCAGTGAACCGAACTTATCGACCAACTGATCTGCCTTGTGACTGATAACATAAACATTTGCCTTATCGCTTATGACTCGTAAAAGTTTCATAAGTTCATCCATTCCTACGCCATCCAAAGAAGAGTCAAATACTTCGTCAAGAATAAGAAGATTGCAGTTTATGCTGTTTTTCAGTCTTGCAATCTCTCTCCATGCCAAAAGCAGGGCAAGATCAATTCGCATTTTCTCTCCTTCGCTAAAATTCATATAACTGAATTCATCTCGGTGTCTGGACTTAATCTGTTCGTTAAACTCTTCATCCAAATTAAACTGTACGAAAAAATCCATCGCTGATAAAAACTTGTTGATATATTTGTTCATATATGGTAGGTAATACTTTATTATTTTAGTTTTAACCCCACCATCCTTTAGCAAGTCACTTGCAAGTTCATGATACATCAAGTCTTCTGAATTCGTAGATCTTTCTTCCTCTAGTATTTTTAGTCCACCTTCAAGTTGACTTAATTTTGTCTTTTCAATCTCCAGATCATCTACAATTACAGACTTATTCAAAGTAGATTTTATCTTTTCGATTTCCTTTTTATAAGTTTCAATTTCGCGAACAATTGCTCTACATTCAGATTGCTTTATTCGAGTTTGTTCAAGAGAAATCTCAAGAGTGTTTATTTCTTCTTCAATCTGATCGCGAAATTCTATACCCTGCTCTAATGAGTCATCTGTATTTGAAATTTCCAAATTACACTGAAGAATTTTATTTCTCTTCACAGATTCATTTATGTCTTGAGAACATGTTGGACATGTACAGTTTTCTTTAAAGAGGTTTATTTTCTTTTCAGTTTCTTTTCTAATTGTTTTTAATTCTGAAATGTTAGATTCTATCTTTTTTATTCTTTCTTTCTTTGCCTTCAAAGAATCAAGTATAAATTGAATATCCTTTTCCTCCCACCCACAATTCATGCCCTTTGATGCCATATCCATCTCTATATCAAAAACCTTTGATTCCAACTCTTTTATTTTTGATAACTTAACATCATTATCTTCTGTGTTTTTCTTTTCCAGAGTTACAATATAACTATTTTGAACACTTATTTTATTTTTCTCAATTTCTAGTCGGGTATTAATGTCTTTGATTGTTTCTTTGATCGAAAGAATCTTTCCTTTCAAGACAACATTCATTGTGCTGAAGATATTGATATCAAGAATATTTTCAATTACATTTCTTCGATCTGCTGCTGATAATTGCATAAATGGAACAAAAGAAGAACTACCCAAGATCACCACCTGAGTAAATGTCTTATAGTTCATCTTTAGAATTTGCTGCTCTAGAAGTTCTTGATAATCCACAGACTTTGCATCTTGATCTATAAGAGTACCGTTTTTGTGAATTTCAAATATTCTAGGATTGATTCCTCTTCTTACCATGAACTTATCAGATCCCTTTGTAAACTCAATTTCAACCAAACATCCTTTTTCGTTAATCGAATTTACAAGTTGAGGAATATTAATCTTTCTGAATGGTTTTCCAAAAAGAGCAAAAGTAATAGAATCCAAAAAAGCAAATGACTTACCACTCCCATTGTTTCCACATATGAGAGTTGTATTGTTTTTATTCAATGCAATTTCGGTTACTGTATTACCAAAAGATCCAAAGTTTTTGAATCTTACTTTTTCAAAAATTATCATATTTTAAGACTTTCCATGTAAACATCACGAACAAGAGTTTTGAGTCTTACCTTATCAAAATCTCTTTGGATTGCATCAATTTCTCTTCCAATGATACTAATCGTATCTTCGCTTTCATCAAATTCAACCGAAGTGGTTTTATCTGATATGTCTTCTATGATTGAAAGATCCTGTATACTCTTTTCCCAAAGAGCATCTATAAATTTATCAAATATATTTTGTTTTGTTTTATTTCTTACAGTTACACGAATATAACCATTTTTAAGATTTGTATCGCTCAAAAACTTTGCAATTTTCTTGACTTCTTCTGGACTAGAATCATCATAGTTAAATATATGAAATATATTGTTTTTATTTTCTATAAATTCAAAAGTGTCTGATACCGTGTCGTAGACATGAAATCCTTTTCTTGAATATGCATCAGAAAAGTTCATTTGATATTGAGTACCAAGATAATGAATATTTCCTTCAGATTGTTTGATATGAAAGTGTCCAGATAACACTTTATCAAATCTATTAAACATGGATACACTGAATCCATTCTGATGCTTTACACCAGGAATGACCTGAAATCCTACAATTTCAAAGTGCCCACCAATAATTCTAGATTTGCATTTCTGTAGAAAATTTACAATCTCTGCCTCATTCTCTTTTGTTACCCATGGGATGATTCCAAAATTAAAATCATCAAACATAATTTCTGTTGGATTTTCATATATTTTAATATTTGAATATCGTTCGGTAAGTAACTCTTTCAATGAGTTTAGATTATTAGTATTTCTGTAATAGGTATCATGGTTACCTATAGTAATATGTAATTTTACATTTTCTGTTTCAAATGCATTTATAAATCTTTGTCTTACCAAAGACAGCGTATTGAAATTTACATATTTTCTACGATCAAAGAAGTCACCCAAGTGTACAACTTGATCTACTTTGTTTTCTTTTAAATACGGAAAGAATTGATTTTCAAAAAATTGTAAAGAATTTTCCAAAAAGATAGGTGAATCATTTCTACAACCAAAATGAGTATCACTTATAAATGCAATTTTCACTTTTTCTTTCTTCTCTTTCTTTTATTTTTTACCTTTGGTTCCATTTTTTCTATATCAGTTTCAGACAAAGAAAAATGTTTTTGTAAAAAATCACTATAAGAAGGACTTTCAGATTCCCTTCTCATCCATTCGGTAAGCTTACCATCTATATCTTTCATCTGCAAGCACTTGTATTTGATATATGCTTGTTTCTTTTCCTTTTCGATTCTTCTTAAAAATGCATAATATATTATTTGAGTAAAATATGAAAATGGGTTTGTAGACTTTTGTGGATCAAAGTTATGAGCATATAAAATACAATTTTCCACACCATCACATATCATGTCTTCACGAAAAGGATAATTTATAAAGTTTGGACGGTGGGATAAATGTTCTGCTATTTTTAGAAAACAAGTTCCAATATAATCTGTAATTGGTGGTCTTTTTTCACCACACTCCTCTGCATCTCTCACTATTTTTTTCCACTCTGTCATAGCAGAACAAAATTTTACATTATCGATATAATGCTTGAGAGATTTTACTTCGTCTTCTACTTCTTTTATAATCTCATCTTCATTATTTTTATTTTGTTTTTTCATAATCATCCTTGGATGATGCCAAGTATAACATGGAAAATGAAGTTTTCAAGCAATTTATGAAATCTTCCACAACAAACTTATAAAAGGCTTGACAGATTCTGGTAAGCATGTGTATAATTTTTGTGTGGGAATGAAGAAGGAAACCTATCTATCGATAACTATTAGTTATAGTCTTTAGAGTTAGGATCTGGATTCCAATCACTGAACCTATTACCAAAGTTCTTATTATCCTTCTCATCACCAGTAAAGCGATTACGCTTCTTAACTTCATCTACCATATTCAATAAAATCTTTGGATCTAATATACCAGAGCTGACTAAATTCATAATAGATTCAGCAGGAATGTATAACTGCATCATTATCATATGACGATCCAGTTCTCTTTCATCTGTCATGTCCGGTGGAAGATAGTCTGATTTTTTACTTTTTCTTTTCTTCTTGTTCTTTGGTGCTGAATAATTATTCTCAGGCATAGCATTCTTAAATAACTCTTCAGATGATGATAAAAAATCTTCTAACATTGAACTAAAAGCATTCATATCAATTTTTTCATCTTTTGGTTCTTCAATTGTATCTATAGATTTTGAATTAAATTCTCTATCACTTTCCATTTCATACAATTTTATAGTATCTGCATTTGGTTCAATTCTAAATGCTATATGATTTAAAGGTAATTCTATATCCTTTGAATCGGTGTTCATCAACCAATCATGAAGTGATGTTATGTCTATAATTCTTCCCAATTCATCTTGAGAAACCATAGTTTTAAAAACCATTGGTTTATGTATCTTAATAAAGTTATCATTTTCTTCAAGAACCTGACATGCTATTTCTTCACCACTTCTGAGTTTAAGAACTTTTAAATTCATTCTATTCTCCTAACTTTATTTTGGTCTTCTTGAATGTGAACTGCTCATTAGTATATATGGTAGTTCGCTCATCTAGATGTCGAAGGGCGTGATTGCGATACTTTCCATACGAAAGATCGTCTCCCAAGTCATACACTGTGACTTTATCTTTTGTTTCTGACTTTCGAAGACCTCTTCCAATCGACTGCAACACTCGTATTACTGACTTAGAAGGAGAAGCAAATATAATAGCATGTATATTTTTAATATTGATTCCTGTAGAACATGTTCCATACGATGCTACTAAAATACTATTATCGTTACTGTCTACTATTTTTCGGATTTCTTCTCGTTCTTCGATTTCCGTTTTGCCGCAGATAAGATAAGTTTTCTTTCTATTTTGTCCTTTAAGTTTATCATGGAGCGGTATTCCATGCTTTCCAACAAAATTGAAAAGAACAAGCACATTACCACGAATACTGTTAGCAAGATTGCATATGAAATCATTTCTTTTATTATTTAGCACAATCCATTCGATTTCGTCTGCATATTTTGCTCTCTTGATCTGCTGCACATCAGATTCTCCATATTTTAAAAGCAAACATTCTATATTTAATTGTGCTAGAACTTCTTTGTCTATGAGTTCTTTGGTTGATGTTACTTGATGGACTGTGCCAAATAATCCTTCCAAAACTAATTTGTGAACCTGAGTTCCGTCGAGTGTTCCTGTAGTTCCAATGCGATATTCACATTTTTTGAGTTTAGTCATTATCTTGACTAAAGACTTTGCCTTAAACAAATGCGATTCATCTCCAATAATCGCATCAAACTGCTCAAAAAATGTTTCGTTCTGTGTATACAAACTTTGCCATGTTGAAATTACAACTTTGGCATTTGTTTGCTTTTCCTGACCACCGTAAATTAAATGTATGTGTTTTGATATTTGTTTCGAATTTGAGTAATCCTGAAAATCAGAATTTAATTGCGTAACTAATCCTGTTGTTGGTACAACAATTAAAATTTTCTTGTTTATTCTCTTCAAAAGTTCCAACACAATAAAATATATGATCAAACTCTTACCACTGCCTGTTGGAGATATCAGAAGTGTTCTACGATTTTGTATGGCGTGTTTCACTGCATCTATCTGGTAGTCGTGTGGTTCGATTCTCTTGCCTCCTGAGTAAACTGTAGGCAATTCTAGTGACTCTATGTCACTCTTCAATGTTTCTTCATATTCTAACTTATATCCTCTATCTCTTGCAAAAGAGAGAACATATGGAAGAAGACCAGCATATAGTTTATTTGTTAAAATATTGAAAAGACGAATCTTTCCATCCCACCGCTTCTTTCGAAATGCTGGATTATATTCAGAGTTTGGAACTCTAAATGTAAAAAAGGAAGACAACTCTTTCGCAATGCCTTTTTCGCATTCGATTTCAATATACACTGAATCTACTTTTTTAATTTTGATCATAGTCCTTGTGTGAACTTGATCCACTCAATCGATGAGCGAATATTCCAAATTTTATTTGAAATAATTTTCACTACACTTTCAATATAATTTACTTTTTCTTTTTGTAAAAATAACTTGTTACCGAGAGTGATTACATCCATATCACTATCGATGAATCTATCCAAATCATTTTTTAGAATGTTTAGATCAAAAGGTTTCCATCCCTTTTGTTTTAATTCTTCTTCAGATAACTTTCCTGAATAATATAACCATTTGTCTCGTTTTAAGACTTTGAGTTTTGATTCTAAAGATTCTAGAATTAACTTTTCATCCATCAATATACACAAATATTTGTTATGTAATTGTGGTATTTTTGATGCTTCATCATCTAAATGTGATGTATCAATTGCAGTATCTAGTTCTGCTTGTGCTTTTATTTGTTCAATGTTCATAATATAGATCTCAATAGTATTTATGGTGAAGTTGTATACGATTCTATCTCATAGTGAGTATACGAAAATGTTGCAGTTGCTATTATAGGATCTGTATCTGGTAATGAAGAATCAAAATCTATTGAACTTAAAAAAGTTGGATATACATTCTTAAACTTAACTGAAAGTAAAGGTTCATATGAACTGTTCATTACGGTTATGTACGCGCTTGATATTTTTTGTTGTTCCTTCAATATTTCAGACACACCTCTGTATGAATATCCAATGTCTGTAATCCAGTTATAGATTTCTAACCAGTTTTTCATATTTTCATCAACCGAGAATCCTATTGTTAAATCTTCATATATAAATGAAGTTCCTGGTCTACGAATGCTAATTCCTGTTGGGTTTGATTGTGTTGATGTTCCAAATGAATATGATGGAATGTTCGCTCTTTGACAAAAATAAGTCATGGTTGGACATCTATTCAAAAAGAAACGAAACTTATTGTTTGTTAATTGATTATGAGTAGATGGTTGAAAATTATTTTGTACGATGAAATCACCAGATATATCTGAAAATCCGGTGACTCCTTTGTACATTATTTGACTATTATTGTTAGGCATAAAAATATTTATAAAAGAAAAACCGGGAGTTTTCACCCCCGGTCTTTTGTTGATTTTATCTCAATCTATCAGGCTGTGTTGCCGTGTAGATTTGTTACAGCAAACAGACGGTAATATGCATTTGTTTGTGATTCTAGACCATCGTCATTGGATGCAAATGTTGAGTTTCTTCCACCAGCGAATGGATTAGCGACTAGACCATAACGAGTCTTGAAACCAATCTTTGGCTGGAAGGTATCTTGTCCAACTGCTCTGACCATTTGTAGTGGAACATATGGGCAGTAGAAGAATCCTGCGTCATATGGTGATGTTCCCTTATATCCAACGGTGACAAAGTTGACATTGTTGGCAACGAATGGATCGATGTAAACCTTGAACTTATTGTTAAGGACACCAGCAAAGACATTACCAGTGTCATCTACTTGCATATCAACATTGAGTGCTGGTGAGAGATTAAGGAATCCACCCATTGCGAGAGCAGAAGCGACATCTGCGCTGCATACGATGAAGTTACCCTTTCCTCTACGAGTATCCTTAGCAATTTGATTTGCTTCGCGTTCAATTTGGAACATAAGTCCACGGAAGCGTTCTGCTGACCAACGACCATCTGAGTCGCTGAGAAGATCGTAAGCACCACTTGTTGTCAAATCTGTATTTGCACATCCATTCTTAGCAACATAATACATTGCGCGAAGAATTTCGCGATTGATTTCGTTCATGATTTCAACAGAAAGAATATTTGCCAATTCTGCTTCTGCATCTAGACCGTGAACTGCACGAAGATCTTGTGCCAATTCTGTTGTATATTCTGCCTTAAGAGCGCGTGATCTTGCTTGTACAGCAACTCTTTCAATGCTGAATGCCATTTCACGGAAGTCTGGTCCGTTAGTTGTACCAAGTTTTTCAGCGGTATTTGTCAACATTGCGCGGAAAGCAGTAAATTGATCTGCGCGTTGAGGTGCAGCTGTAAGACCAGTTAATGCTCCTAATGTTGATCCAGAAAGCAAGTTTGCATATGATAATGTACCACCAGGACCACCAAGAGCAAATGCACCTGATGCACCGGAGAACTTAGCCCATGGTTCATCAAAGAGTGCTTCTGTTCCTTGAGTATATCCAGTATCTGAAGCATAGCGTGCTTTCATTGCAAAGATAAGACCAGTTGGTGCAGTCATTGGTTGAACGCCAGCGATATCGTAGGCGACAACATTAGGCATTGCACGACGAACGAGCGAGATAAGAACTGGATCATAACCAGCAAAGTTTCCTGCTGCTCCAACTTGACCAGTGGTAAAATTACCACCCATTCCAAATGTACCAACAGTTGATTCAAAGAGGTTTCCTGCTCTTTCTTCTTGCATTGCCTTTACTTGGTTTTCAAGAAGAACTGCGGTGACTCTTGCCTTGTGAGTATCACCAATTGATGGTAAATCTTGGTGATTTAATACGGGCGACCACTTTTCTACTAGATGGTCATATGGTGTTGTGTTTCCGAAATCTAATGACATTTTTCTCTCCTATGTTCTTTTATATTTATTAATTTTATTAATTTAAATAAAATTGTCCTGACTTACGCCTTTGTTAATTAATGATGCTAAACGAGCAGATGATGGTGAATCAAATGCTTTTGATGGTTTTGGTTGGTTTTTGGTCATAAGAGAAAGAGTATTCATTACGCTTTCCATCATTGGACTTGATGCCGCATTGACAGAACCATTTCCTTCTACTTCTTCCGTCAATGGAACTTGAGTTGTACCAAAGTTTGCTGCAAATTTTGTTGAATTTGATGAACTATTGAAATATGACTCACGAAGCAATGCTACCTTTTGTGCATATTGTTCTGGTGATTCAAATTCAATACCTTCGCTTAATTTTGCAAGTTTTTCGACTTGAGTGTCTGTTAAACCTGATGCTTGTTGCATGAAAGCTTCTGCACAAAGATGAGCATTGATTTCATTCTTGAGATCAATATTTTCTTTGATTGCGCTGTTTAAACTTTCTTGTAGTTCTGAATTTGCTTCATAAATGTCGTCTAGAACATTATATTTTTCTTGTGGAACATCAATGAATGAGGACTCAAATAGATCCTTCAATCCATTGATAAAGTTTTCTGCAATTTCAGTACGAAGACCTCTTTCTACAGCAACCTTATTTTGTTCCATCCATTCAGAAATTACATAGTTTAGATAACCATCAATATGTTCGATGAGTCCTTCCTGTGACTGTTGTGTAGCTTCCAATACAACTTCTTTTGCTGCTTGGGATTGCTCTTCTATAATTTCTTTTGCTGCTTGAATAATATGTGCTTCAAGAATTGAAACTTTTTCATTTATTGCTGCTTCAAAGATGGTTTTTGCCTTAAACTTAAAGTCTTCGCTAAGGTTTTCTCCATCAAAAAGACTAGCAAGATAATCAACTCCCTCTTCCTGAAGTTGATCATCTTCTTGCTCTGGCTGCATTGCTGTTGGTTGTCCTCCCATTGGTCTTAATGATGCCTGATGTCTCATGGCAAATGTTGGATCTGCAATGGGTGGGTTGATAACTGCACCTTTACCAGAAGCGTCTTGGTATAATTGTGGTGACGAATATTCTGCATATGGGTTATTTGCTTGCATTAAATTTTCTCCATTTTCTCTAAAAAGTATTTAGATTATTTTAAATTTCAACCTATATTATTGTCTCTAATCTTGATAAAAATTTACCAACTACAGGACTTAAATTTTTATAATCTTGTGCTGCCTGTGATCTTCTCTGTTGTTTTTTCATTTGTCTGAATCTTGCTAAAACATCAGCAGCGTATGTAGGATTAATATTTCTATCTTGTCTTGTGGCCTTCACACGACCCAAAACTTCTTTAGTTCTTGCTCTCTGCATGGTGTCTGTAGTACCTTTGGCAAATTGAGCAATATTTGGATTATCTTTAAATAATTGATTTTGTCTTGTCAACAATGCCTGTCTTTCATTCCATTGTTGTCTTTGCTCTATGTATCTTCTAACCAATTGTTGATGTGCTTGCAGTTGTGCTTGTGATGGATTTCTTGGTAATGTTGGTGCAGTTGGTTGAACTTTTGGATATAAGTTCATTACTTTTTGATAATATTGTGGAGAAATGCCAAGATTTGATGTAACATGATGTGTTAACATCATATCACGAATTCTTTGAGCATCTTGGTATGTTCTTTTTTGTGTTGCAGTTTTTATTTGCTCTATTGCTGCCTTACCTCGTTGAACCATTTCTTGCCCAAGAGCGGATAGTCTTGTTCCAAATCCTTGTCCAAATGCTTCGTGTATATTTTTAGCAAATATTGGAATTGCTTCTCTTAAAGCAATTCCAACTTCTTCGTATAAATGTGTATCTTGATTATTCATATTCTTCTCAGGAAATCTGCAAATAATTTAATGGCATTTTCTTCAAGTTTTCTTTTTGAAGTTCTTTTTAATTGTTTATGATATTTTGCAATTTCTTTTTCAACTAAAAGTCCATTATCCCAGATCCATTCTTTTCCTTCTAAAATTCCATCAACAAATGCATTTGGAGCAGATGGATCAGCAACAATATCAATTGCTGCTAATGTGAAATCTTCTTGTACAACATTTACTCCGTTTTGACTTTTAAGAGAACCCATACCTCTAGAGGAAACACCCAACTGAGCACCTTCATCAATGAGATTTTTTACAATCTTACCCATTGGAGTATCCATTATTTTGGCTTTACCAATTATTTGTTTTCCATTTTCTTGCAAATTTGTGATCATATGAGACACACGATCCAAATTAACAGTTGGTCCCGATGGGTGGTTTAGTTCTCCTAGTGCTCTCTTTTTATTCACATATTCTACAACATATCTTCTGGTTTCTTTCATGAGGGTTGATTCGTTGTATAATCTTTTATTTCGATTAACAACTCCTGCTTCCATCATTATACCTTTAATGAAGTAGTTTTTTCCACCAGCCTCATTTGATTCAACGATGGTTTGTATATTTTCTGTTGTTTCTGTAATAAGTTTCATGGTGGATCCTTCAAGTTATTCAATATTCAACACCGGATTGTCTTATGTTTGGTGCTTGATTTCCTGCATCTAGTTCGTCTTCCTCTTCGTCTTCCTCAACTTCGCCTTCGGTGTCTTCATATTCTTCAGCATCCATTGTAGCGTTGTCTTCCATCATAGAAAGATATTCGTTAGCAAGTTCAATGATTTCGTTTTCGGAAAGTTCTTCTCCCAACTCTTCTTGAACTTCTTCGATGAGAGATAATAGTTCAGTTTCAAAGTTTTCTAAAATAGCTTCCATTTCTGGATCTGCTGATTCTTTACGAAGAAGTTTAAAATCTTGTGCGTCAATTTTATCATTATTATTTTTATCGATGTGCTTCTTTTGCTTTGGTGTAAGCTTTCCTTCATTAAATACAGTTGGAGCAAAATCTGTTAATTTTTCTTCAAGAGCATCACCTAGTTTATAAAGTAAAGACTCGTTGATTAACTTATTTGCTGTGTGATAATCTTCACTGATAATTGCTTTTAAAAGATCGTTATTTCTTGACATTTTTATTCTCCTAAAAATATTTATAATATTTATTTTTGCTGTTGTTGGTCGTCTGCCAAACCGAGTTGCTGCATCTGTAATTGCTGTTGAATTAATTTTTGTCTATCTTGTTCAATTTCTTCATCCATTTTTGCAATTTCAGCATCGGTTTGCTTTAAAATATTCTTTCTTACATACTTGGTTGAGAAATATAAACCATTGTATTGACCAATAGTATTCAACATGTTTATTCTTTCTGCCAATATTTCATTTTCCTTAAGATCATTAAAATATGCATCTTTTGAAAAGTTTATTACAATATCTTGATGAATATTAGACCAATCCTCTTGAGTCATAATACCCTTCAACAAGCATTGTTTCTTTAAAATATCAAGGAATAAAAATGCAAATTTTCTTTGTTGTCTTTCTATGAACTTATAGAATTTCACTTCATCTCTAGTAATTTCGCTGCTTCTTCCAAGATTAAACCCTGTCTGAACTTCCATTCGAGTAAGAGGAACATTCAGTGCTCGGTATAATTTCTTAAGAAGATATTCGATATCTTCCAGTTGACCAAGATTTTGACCACCTGGAAGTGTAGTGATTTCTGTTCCTTTTCCACCTTCTCTTCGTGGTAACCAATAATCTTCTAGAACAGACATGAAGTTTCTTTGGTCTTGAATTTGTCCAGAGGCAGAATCATAAGTTAATTTATTACGATATCGATTCATCAAATCTTTTATATATTGCTCTGCCTTTTGCTTTGGAAGATTTCCAACATCAACATAAAATACTCGTCTCTCTGGTGCTCTTGCAAGACGATAAACCACCAACGCATCCTCGCTCTGTCTGAGCATGTTTAGTGGTCTGATTGCCTTGTATAAATTACCAACAACCTTTCTGGTTGTCTGATCAATAAGACCAGAGTGACAATATGTAATCGAATCAACAGATATTTTTACACCCGGAGTATTTACTGATGGTGTAATTGCACTTGCATTGTTAATTTCATAATCTGAATATATGTAAAATTCTTCAACAGATTTAACCAATGGAACTGTAGTGTTGTTGACTTTTTTGATTTGTTTCTGAACTCTTCTTACTTTTCTAATTTTAATTGGATCAATTGCTCTGAGTTCAAGAATTCCTTTTTCTGGATGTTCAGTATCAATTATATTTTGAAAATATAGTCTTCCATCAACATACCATCTTCTGAATATATCATAACCTTTATTGTTATAATCTAATAATTTTACAACTTTATCAAATTCTTGTTGAACTTTAGATTTAATATTATCAGATAAATCTGTATTATCTAAGGATATTTTTACAGATGTTCCACTTGTGTCAAATGTTATCGCCTGTGTGACAATATCATCAATTGCCATATCTACTTCTGGATAAAGTGCCATCGATCTATATTGTTTGATCAAAGCATTTTCATCTACGAAGTAACCATTAAAGTCATAAACAGAAGACATGAAGCCTCCTGTTTCGACAATTTGAGTTCCATCAAATGTATCTGGTGCAATAAATGAAGCGTTAGATGGACTGTCTCCACTCAAACCTCCGAGCGAAACATCTAGCGTTTCATTATTTTTATTAAAAGAAAAACCAAAAAGATCAAATAACTTCATTCATTTATTCCTTATCCATCATATGGTTCCCAATAATCATAAGCAATCTGAACAGTAAATTCAGAGAATGAATCCTGAAGGTCATAGTTCAGTGTTATTGCGCCGATATCTACTGGAAAACAATTCTTTAATTTAATTGCCTTTGTAAAGTTTTCTGGTTGTTGTGTTTCTGTTGGTGTTGAAGATGTACCTGGAATTAAATCACTATATCTGATAACCCAGTCTGTGACTAGATTATAATTAATTTGATTAGTATTTCTACCACCCATTGCTTCAATCCAACGCTCAAATCCAGATCTCAAATCCTTTGATGGAGTATTTGAATCATAAACGCTGATAGCCCAATCACCATATTGGCGTTCTCCAGCAAATTTCACTATTCTTCCTTGCCATGCAATTGGAATTGCTCCAATAGAAGAACCTGGTAAGTCCGCTGCCTTTACATAGATATAAATGTCACTTAAATTTGGAGATTCAACGCCATCAGGCCATTGACCTTCGACCAAAAATCTATTAGGTCTTACTCCAAAGAAATTATTTCTAAATTCGTTTAATGTTGCCATTTATAACCTCTTTTCTTTATGTATCAAAGTTCCGAAGATAGATCTTTGTTGGTTAGAGTAATTGTTACATAATTAATAGATGTTATTGGTTTGATTAATATATCGGCAACAAAGTAATTTGCTTCTACTACTTCTGGCGTATTATTTGATGTATCGCAGACTACTCTATATTCTGAAATACCTCTTTGTGCTACTATGCGATCTAAGAATCCTTCTGCTGCAATCTTGAATCGTGAGCGAGTTATTGCATCATTTTGTTCAAACAATATTGATCTTGCAACTGGTCCGAGCGATCTCTTGATATACATGAATAGTCTAGAAACATTAATTCTAGAAAGAGTTGATGTATCTGGTTCTCCAGTTTTATCACCATATAGATAAGTACCTTCGCCAGAAAATGTTACTACTGGATTAATTTTTGCATTATATACCGCATCTTGTTCGGCAGTTGTAAGATTCTTGCTAAGGCGAATTACATTTAGAATTCTTCCCTTCTTAGTTCCTGCTGGAGAGAACCAGGGATAGAAGTCTCTATCTGTACGAGCAATACATCCTGCCAAGTCTGCTGCAAGAGGAGTTGTTACTGTGTTTAGACCAGTTACATCAAAATGAACTTTTGATCCATATACTACAGCATAATTTTTATCGGTTGCTGTTGTAAAATTAGATATATCGTCAGAAACAGATGTTGCTCCAATTGGAACATACATTATTCCAAGTGCTGGTTTTTCTGTACTTGCTTTTGCATCAACAATTGTTTGAAGTGGTGTAATATATGATGAATTGCCAGAACCACCCTGGAAAATAACTTGAAAATCAATATCTGCAAATCCTGCGGGTGGTGTTGTTCCATTTGCAAATGCAACATAACAACCACCACCATATTGTAAGAAGTTATTTACTGGATACCATTCATTTCTAAATGTTGCACCAGATACCCCAGTTCCTGTATATGTTCCATCTAAATATGATGCAGCACATGAACCTACGCTATATGCAGTTTGTCCTTGTACAAATGTAACTCCTCCAGCATTTAGATAAACTAAATCTGTTAGTCTATTGTACCATTCTGATGAGTTCTGAACATAAAAATATCCCTGTGCTTGTTCTGCGGTATTGCCCATTCTTTTAAGAGCAGTCGTAATATTGCAAACAGCACCAATTGTAGATGAAAATTGTTCTGTTACGGGAACAACCAATGATTCATCTAAAATTCTAAATTGAACATTTGGTCTAGCCATGCTTCTCTCCTTAAATAAATTTCCTATTTATATGTAGTTAAAATGGAATTTTGTATAGATTGTGACCGTTTTGTTTTGATTTTTGTCAAAACCATGGCATTTTTAGATCTTTTTTGTCGATAATCAACCATCTGTCATCTTCTTCGCTCCATTTCGAATCCTCTAAAATATCATCAACATCAAGGGATCCATCCAAATAATATCCAAATGGCAACATATCATCTTCTATTTTTTCAATATCTTGTTGATACATTGCTAATCGAACATCCATATCAGTTAGACTCTTAAAATATGGTTGCCTTGTACACCATGCAAATAAAACCAAACACATGACAAGATCATCATTATGACCATCTTCTGCTTCAAAACTTTGCTTTTTGGAAATAAATGTTGTAAACTCTGAGATCACATCAGCGTCTTCTACAATTAGTTTATCTTCCTCAATCATATTTTTGAGGACTTGACAACCAACCTTTTTTGTAAGAACTGATGTTTTAACTCCTAATTGAACTTTTTTGACAGGTCCAAATCCCTCGGTCATGACCTGACCTTTTCTACCCATCATCGTCGTTTTCACTATATTTTCATATTCCAGATCTGTATGAAGTATATTTGCAACTTCTATTCCTATACTGTTCACTTCTACCAGTACATGGGCATTGTTGTATTTTCTAGCAACTGTTTTGAGAACAGAAGCAAACAATAAAGGAGAGACTGTGTTATTTCTGTATGTTGCAACTACTTTATAAGGAAACTCAGTAACATCCACTACTGCCATTGCTGTATAGTCTTTTCCCTGTCCTTCAGCGACATCGGCAGTTATGAAATATAAATGATCTTGACTTTTTTCATTATCTGGATCTTTTCTGACAGGTTCCTGATAAATGTTCATTCCATCTTTTGTTCTTAATATTGGTTTTGTATAAACCAATGTGTGTAACTTTGCAGATGATATTAAAGTATTTGAACTTCCCAAAAAGTCACAATTGTGTGAAACAATACCATTTGACAGATAACTAGAACTTTTAACTCCAACTGGATCATATAATTCTATATCATCATTATATGATTCATGATCTAATTTTTTAGATTCTCTCCATGTCCCATCTACTAAAATTCTATGATTATCCGAACAAGTTAAATTGTAATTTTTAAGTTTAACATAGTTTGGTTTTGTTAATTTGCGTATACCACGAAAATCTTCCCAACCATTAGGTGTTAATATCTCATATTGGGTATTTTTCTTTAAAATTTCCATGATTTCCCCGTAATTATACTATACAAATTATTTGTTGTAATATTGTATTCTTTCGCATATTTTTTAGCATATGCTCTTGCTTGAGTCATTGGTATACCATTTTTCTGAATAATTCCAACTCCATCAATTTGTTCATGATTATTAAAATCATTTCTTATTTTTGTTACAAGTTCTTTGTTTAGTTTTGAACTATGAATTTTATTTTTTCTAATTGTTTTCATTTTGTCAATTGTTTGATTACTAAAACAATTTTTCTTCCCTTTATTCCAAGGAACTGTTCCTTTTTTCACCCCACCAATACCTGGTCTTTTTTTGCCTAATTGAATCTTAGAACTATGATCTGGTGGCAAATTCATTCTTTTTGATATTAAAGCGCAAGCACTATAATCACCCTGCGATTCGTGTATCTTGTAATGTTCTTCTATAGTTACTAGTTGTAAATTTTCAATTATATTATTGCTATGATTGCCATCTATATGGTGTATTTCTAAAGATCTGCCATTTATATCTTTTGGTATTGGTCCAAAGGTTTTAATCCAAAGTTGTCTATGATTCATAATATTATTTATAAAATCCAATAAATTCACATTCAAATTAACCATTCATACAAATCAGATATAGGAATTTCATGAATTTTATTTGTGATTTTATCACGAACACTTACCAGCGTATCTCCCGACACACATTCGAACTCTTGTTCGAATTGCTTTTCTGAAGTTTTAGAAATCATGTCTTGTTTCCACTTGTCATCACGCAAGGGTCCACCTGGATATTTTGGAACTTGACTCCAATGAACCTCAAACGGAACATATCCATTTTGTTTATTAATTGCACCTTTCCAATAGTAGTAGAACATGTTCAAACCATTGGGGGTTGAGATGATAAACATTTTGGTAGACTGACCAGATGTAATTGTTGGATATACGGAGGTAAAGAACTCTTCTGCGATTTGCGTAGGAATGTGAGCAAATTCGTCTAGGAGAATGCAGTTGAAAGAACCACCACGAATAGCAGAAGAAGATGTTGCCGCTGCTAAAATTCTAGACCCATTCTCAAGAACAATGGATCCCTTGTTCCATTCAATAACACCTTGCTGTAACCACTTAGGCAAATATTCATATGCCATTTTAATTCTTCCTAAAATTTCAATGGCAGTGGATTGTTTGTTTGCAAGAATAGCAACATTCATATTTTGATTAAACAAAACATAATGTAGTAAATATGCACCTACGGTTGTGGTTTTACCAACCTGACGAGGAAGTTTACCTATAACAAATCGATTGCTGTGTAAATTTTGAATTAGTTCTTTTTGAAAATCATACATTTCAAAGGGAACAAGACCCTTATCAACAGCAACGATCTTTACATATTTTTCAACAAAGTATATTGGATCATTTGCACATTTTACATATTCTTGAACTTGTTCTTGAGTAAATTGTTGCTGTACACCTACTGGTTTTAGATTTGGGTTTCCAAGATATCCATCTTTTTTAGCTGTCATTTTCCACTTCTTCCGTAGGTATGGCTTTTAATTGACTACGAGTTTGATTTATAATATTTTGAAGATCCCGAGTAGAACCAACAAATATAGAATTATTTGTTGTATTCTTTACTACCTTGTTTGTTCCTAACGCATCTGCTGTTGTTTTATGCATTTCCATAAGATCAGAATTTATTTCACTTACTGTCTTAATAAGAATAGAAGCAACTTCATATGCTCTTGGCGAATCTCCCGCTTCTGCAACTTTCATGATGCCATCAATTGCTTCAAACCCAAGACCAATTAGATCTTTCATATTTTTTCTGGCAGAATCAAAATCTTGTCTGACTTGATCTTTTCTTTTTATTTTTGCTTTTTTTGCAAAATCATTAACTACTTCAATTTCTTTAATTTCAGACTTTGTTATTTCAATGTCTAGTATTTCAGAAAGTTTTTCTTCGGATGTGTTTTTGTCATTCATTGTACACCTTTCATGGCCATGGACCTATTACTGGTGTTATAGAACCTGTTATATGATCACCAGTATAACCAATATCTGTTACAAATATATCACCAGCAGTTGTGTCATCATATAGATTGACATCGGTTCTTTCTATTATTCCTCCCGTAGAACCACAAATTTCTGGATAGACATATGTCTTTGCTGTAAAGTCAAAACTACTAATCAATACTCTTCTTGAATCAAAAGATCCTTCGTAATCTTCATTCAGGGCAACTCC